TTACGCTTGTTTAACACTTGTTCTAGGACAAGGAATTGCAGATAGTGCAAAGAAGTAATAGATATAGATTAAAACCACACGAGATAGTGGCACTTAAAAAAATGAGGGAAACCGACACAAGAAATGTTCTTGTCGTCGGTGATCTTCATTGTCCGTGGGATTTAGATGAATACTTACCGTGGGTTGTAGAACAATATAATAAATGGAATTGTACTCAAACAATTTTTATAGGTGATCTACTAGATTCAGCAGGATATTCTTATCATGAACAAAATCCTGATTTGCCTTCAGCAGGTGATGAATTAAATTATGCTATAAAAAGAATACAAAGGTGGTACAATGAATTTAATGAAGAAGGAACTAAAGTTATAATTGGAAACCATGATAGGATGGCTGCAAGGAAAGCTATGACAGGTGGCATACCTTCGGCTTGGCTAAAATCATATAGTGAAGTGCTTGGCACACCTAATTGGGAATTTGTAGAACGATATGTACAAGATGATGTGCAGTATGTACACGGTGAAGGTGGTACTGCAAGGACTAAATGTCGTGCTGATATGATGAACACCGTACAAGGACACCTACACACACAATGCTATACAGAACACTATGTAGGAAGAAATTTTAGAGTTTTTGGATGCCAGGTGGGTACAGGGATAAATTTTACAAATCTTAGTTTTAATTATGCTAAAGCAGGAAAAAAACCTGCAATAGGATGTGCAGTAGTTCTTAATAATGGTACATTACCTATTAACCTTTTAATGCCTTTATAATGAAACCTCAACATCAATTACCTATTATTTTATTATATATGCTAATAATAGTATTAGTTATATACTTATCCTTATAAATCTTAATTAACATACTTATTGTTAATAACTTTTAAACATTTTTTGTAAAAAGAAGTGTTAATTACTGCAATTGTTGTATGTTTGCAGTATGAAAACAATAAATAATATAAAAATGACAATTACTAAAAACGGTTTCAACTTTACAGTAGTACAACAAACACAACACTACAACGGAAAAACTTGGGTAAACAAAAAGGTAGTAGAAATTACACCAACAAAACAAACTTGGTATGACTTACAAGATAATGGTGGGATTGAAAACTACCCTGAATATCATACAAGAGATGTAGATGAAACTTTAGAAGATATAGTTTACGATTTAACAACAATATAATTAACGAATTATAAAAACATTAAAAAAACAAATTATGAGAACAACTTTTGAAAATCCAGCTTACCGAATGAAAACGGCAGCTAATAAACAAGAAGCTATTATATCTATATTAGATGTAATGACAGAAAATCCTTTATGGTTATTAAAATGTACTAGCAAAGAATTTGTTGTAGTATATAGATTACACAAAACAGATAGTAGAGAACAATGGCTAAACGCTATGTCGTTTAAAGATGTTAAAAAACTGTATCAAGAAATTTATGTACAGTATGATAAAGCAGTACCAACTAATTTAATATTTTAATTATGTTTACAGATAAACAATATATAAAGGCACTATACCAAGAATGTGATGATCCTACACAATATGATGGTGAAGATAATGTATATGTATACCATTGTGTTATATGTGGCGAAACTGAATGTGATTGTGAAGAAGAATGGGGTACAGTTAGTAACTGTTGTGAAAAACCTATGGATAATAATAGGTGTTCATATTGTGGTGAAAATTGCATATCTTCGTACCAAGAAGCATTAGATATGTGTGGTGTAATAGTTACTAAATAATATATGAACGGAGTTGACTAATTAATTATTAACGGAGCGGTTATACTTTGATTAGGTCGTTTCTCCGTTCATTTTTTAAAAGGTTAAAAGCTAATACCTTTAAATTAGCTAAATATTAAATATGAAACAATGATAAAAAAAAGTAAAGTAACAAACGTACAAGGTGGTGGCACTTGGTCGCCAAATAACAATCCTGATAAAATCTTTTACGGTTTTGAAGTAGAAATGGAAAATGGTGATATAGGTCAATATTCATCAATAAAAAAAGAGCAGGATAAATTTATAGTAGGTCAAGAAGTTGAATATGAATTTATAGACGGTAGATTTCCTAAAGTAAAGCCTGTATATCAAAAGCCAGGATTTGGTGGGGTTAAAGATGATCCTAATAGACAAAGAAAAATAGATAGATGGGCAGGTTTAGGACGTGCAATAGATTATTTTGGCACGGAAGCAACAAAAAAAACTAATGAACAAATATTTGCAAAAGCACAAGAATGGATAGATTGGGTAAATGATGAACCTAATAATAGTAGTAATGACGATTTACCATTTTAATTATGAATGAAAAAGAAAAATTTGAGGAAATATGCAAAGTTACAACTGATGTTTTAGGTTTGCCTGAAGATTGTTTAGGTAAACGTGCCAGAACGCATAACATAACTTTAGCTAGACAAATAGCTGGTTATATTGGTAGAAAATATAAAATAGATAGAAATATAATAGCTAGTGCATTTAATAAAAACAGAACCTGCTCATACTTTTACGAAAGAGAACATGAAGGTAAAGCTAAATTTGATTACGAATATGCTGAAAACTTTGCAAAAGTTTTAGGAAAATACCAAGAAATGAAAGGTAATAATAAAATTTTTACAGAAAAAGTTATGTTAGATCGACACTTAAAAAAAGCAGGTTTAAAAAACGCTACAAAAAAAGATGTTATATTTACAATCAAAAGTGGTAATGTAAAAACTGAATTATTTTCAAATTATAGAAAGTTTAGTGAAGATTATGAAAATATTAAAAACTGCTTAGAATTATATCAAATAACAGTTAAATGGGAGTTTATATGAATAAACCTAGTTACTATGCGAACATTCCTGCCAATGTAAGGTACTCTAACTTAAAACCTAATGCTAAACTTTTATATGGTGAAATAACTGCACTAAGTAATAAGTTAGGGTACTGTTTCGCAAGTAATAGCTATTTTGCTGAACTGTATGGAGTTAGTAAAAATACAGTATCAAGATGGATAGGTGATCTTACTAAATTAGGATTTATTACTGTTCAAATAGAACGTAATTCTAATAACCAAATAACAAAAAGGATAATAGGTATAGACAAAAAAGTAGATACCCCTATTGACGAAAAAGTCAAAGGTAATAATACAAGTATTAATACTACAAGTAATAATATATCTATAAAGGAAAAATTTATTGATGAGGTTATGACTTATGATTATCCAAAAGATATGTTAGAAGATTTTATTAATTATTGGACGGAAGGCAAAAAGAAAATGCGTTACCAAAAACAAAGTACATTTGAAATAAAATTAAGATTGTTGCGTTGGGCAAAAAACCAAAAAACTTGGAATAAACCTAAATCAACATCTAAAATAGATAGTCAAATAGATGAATATTTAAAAGGAAAAGAATTATTATGAAAGCAATATAGGTTCGGCACTTACTTGTAGAAATACTTGGTAAAGTGGGGTAAAATGTCCTGTATTGCTTTTTTTAAAAATATAAAATTATGAAAGCACTAATGAACGAAGATTTAAAAGATTTAACTGAAAAGGTATATGATTTAATATCTATAACCTCAGTAGAGTTAGGACACCGTACAGACGGTAAAACAATGGCAGCACTTGCTAAGATATTTGCACAAGATTTAATGACAGAAAACAGATTTAGAAGATTAACATTTAATCAGATCAAAGACGCATTTAAAATTGGTGTAAGGTTTTGTGAGTTTGAACCATTTTTAAATATTAAAACTTTTTATCGTTGGACAATAAGCCATAAAAAAACAATAGCAGACGCTGAATATCAAGTCAGAACACTTAACAAGAAACCAGAAGAAGTACCATATTATCAAGAACCTTTAAAATTATTAAAATAAATAAATATGAAAACAAAAGAAAAAGTATTAAAATTACTACAAGAAAATATATTATTAAGAGATAATGACAACAAACTAATTGCCACTATTTGGGATAAAGAATTAGAAAGATTAGGCATACCATGGAATGTACGTAAACATTTTTTTAACATATTTTCAGCTGGTGCTTTAACGCCACCTACTACAATAAGCAGAATGCGTAGGCAAGTACAAGAACAAAACGTAGAACTAAGAGGTAAGCACTATAAAGGCAGACAAACAACTATGCAAAATAAGTGGAAAAAAGAATTAGGATATGAAGTCAATAAGTAAACTTAAAAAAGAATTAGATAAGTGGTTTAGCCTTTATATTAGGTTAAGAGATGCTACCTCAGAAGGTATGGTACAATGTTTTACGTCTGGCAGGGTGTACCACTACAAGCAGATACACGCAGGGCATTTTATGAGCAGAAAAAATCTAGCTACAAGATGGTGTGAAATGAATGTACAACCGCAATCACCAAAAGACAATTTATTTGGTCAAGGTGAACAATGGAAATTTGGATTAAAGTTAGATGCTAAATATGGTGAAGGTACTGCTGAAGAATTACAATATAAAGCAAGACAAACTATAAAAATGTCTAGAGTAGATTATGAAGAAGAAATAAGTTATTACAAAGACCTTGTTAATAAAATAAAAAAAGAAAAAGGAATAGAGTAAATATTTTTTTAACTTTGAAAAATGAGGAAGCCAATATATGCTAGTAAAGAACACCAAGTGTTAATAGAAGCATATATAACAATGAATAAAGAATTTGTTAGAGATATATCTAATAATACAAGATGGAAGAATTATATAGATGTATTAGATATTATAATAGAATACCATAATAATTATGGAAAAGGTAGAAGTCAAAGTAATTGGTATGATTGGATTATGATACTGCCTGTTAATATATCCGTTATGACTAATGGATATTTTGCTGGTATTGAAACAAAAAGAAATACTAATACTATAAGGTCTTATAAAATAATATTAAACGAAATGCTACAAGATTTAATAGATAAGATAGAAAAGTTAGAAAGGGTTTATGACTAACATTTATTATAAAATATCAAAATTAAGTAACAAATTCAAAAAAATGTGTTATGGTTTAACTGATAATGTTACAGATATTGAAAATGCAGTACAAGAACTAATGTTATATTTTTTACAAATGAATCCTAAAACATTAAAAGATATTTATGAAAAAGATGGTGAAGATGGATTAACAAGGTATGGTGCAGTAGTGTTACGTAGATCATTAACAAGCACTAGAAGTCCATTTTATTATAAATATAAAAAATACTATACACATATTAATAGTATATATGAAACAAACAGTACACTAACACATAAAGAAATAAAAAAAAGTTTAGAAAATTTAGCTGAAGTTAAAGTAGATAATAAAGATTTAGTTAAGTTAGAAAATATAGATAAGCAGTTAGATAATATTCATTGGTACGATTCTAATATATTTAAACTTTATTACTATGAAGGCAATACATTAGATTCACTCGCAAAAAAAACTGGTATAAGCAGGAATAGCTTATTTACCACAATAGATAAAGTAAGAGATATACTTAAAGAAGAATTAAATGAATAGGTTTTTTACAAGCACAGAAGTATATAAAGATAGAATAGGTATATGTAAAAAATGTGCCTATTACTTTAAACCTACTGGACAATGTAAAAGGTGTTTGTGTTTTATGAAAGTTAAAGCACGTTTAGCACCAATGGAATGTCCAGAAAAGTATTGGGAAAAAACAACCGATATAGAAACACCTGAAGATTTACCAAATGAATTAGTAGTTGAGGTTACAAAAATATGGGATGATATTAAAAATGGTAAAGCAAAAGATGTAAAAACGAAAAAAAGAATGATAGAATTATATAATACTATACATGGTACTAATTATAGTACAGGTACTAATTGTGGATCATGTTTAAATAGTTGTTATGAAGGACTTAAAAAAATATATCATAAATACAATCAAAATAGATTTTACGAAGTATAATGTTAGAGATGCTTAAACATATAACTGGTTTGTGTGGAGAACCACATCCAAGTTTAATTACCTTATTATTAGGAACACCATTTGCTAGTTATATGATATATAAATATAAAAATTTAAAAAATAAATAATATGTTTACAGTAATAGGAATAATAATAGGCTTTTTAGCAACTGGTTTTATGTTAATTAGTTATTTAGAATTTAAAGAAGAACAAAGAAACCAAAAAGAATTTAAAGAGAACTTTGAAAAGTTTGAAACAAGAACTGGTGCGTTGCATAATGATAGAGTTAATGAACGCACTACAATACCAAAAAAAAATGGAAAATAACATACCGAAATACTACAAAGGGAAAAATGGTTATATGGCAAAAGATGTAGCTGCTAACTTTAATTTAAGCTATAATTTAGGTAGTGCTATGAAATATATATTAAGAGCAGGAAAAAAAGAAAACAATCCAGCAGAACAAGATATAAGAAAAGCTATGAATCATTTACAATTTGAATTAGATATAATAAAAAATGACACTATATAAATGTGAATGTGGTAAAGAAGAAAAACATTTAGGAAAAGTTACTATTGTACACAAAGAAGGTAAATGGGTAGCTAAAGAAGCACTATGTGGTTGTGGTAAGTATATGGATAGCGAACCAACAGAAGGCATGCCTAAACTAATTAGAACAGAGCCTACACTAACTAAGAAACGTGATAACTTATGGGCAGGTGCAAAAGAAAAACTAATAGGTGAACGTGGTATAAATGAACCGTTTGACTAATGAAATTTGTAATAAAGGACAATAAAGATAAGCAAAGCCTGATAAACTATTTAAAAGAATTAGGTAATGATTATATAGTAGATGTAAAGAAACAAAAAACTAATAGATCAATTATGCAGAATAATTATTATTGGAAATGTATAGTACAAGCATTAGCACAAGAGTTAGGTTACTTTAATGATGAAATGCACGATATACTTAAAGTAAAGTTTTCAAGTGAATGGCAAAGCATACAAGTAAACAATAAAACAATAGGATTGCAAACAGTTAATAGTACGGCAAGAATGAATACTAAAGCATTTGAAGTATATGCAGAAACTATACGTATATGGGCATTAAGTGAACTAGGTATAAGGCTAATGTTACCTAATGAATATAATTAAACAAAAAAACAATTATGATTATAAATAAATTACAAGCACAAATTATAACAACAGCAATAGAATTTGCTTATGAAGGAAAGAAAGATATAGAACTAAATAAGGAAGGCATAATGTTATTAGCTGAAACACAAGCATACTTAGTATCTAAGTTATTACCTGTAAATAAAAATGATATACAAGAAAATATTAAGGATAGAATGATTGAACATAAAAACAAATAGTATATATTTCTATTATATAGTAAGAATTGAATAATCAATCTTTTTCAATTATGGATAAACGAATAAATAACGGTGGTGCTAGAAAAGGTGCAGGACGTAAAAGTAAATCAGAAGAACAAAAGTTAATAGAAAATTTAACACCTATGAATGGCATGGCTTTAGATTCTTTAAAACAAGGATTAGAAAAAAAAGAACAATGGGCAGTTAAATTATTTTTTGAATACTTTTATGGTAAACCACAACAAAGAGT